ACTATAAACCTCATATTGACGATGCACTGTTCACTATTCTAAATTATTTCCATAGTGAACCTAGAAAGTATTCTGGTGGAGAAATAGTTCTTAAATCTAGTAACTCTTCCAAAGAAGCTACTATTGACCCAATGAACAATCGTGTTATCATTATACCTTCGTATATTGTTCATTCTGTGAACGAAATAAACTTTAGTGGTATCTCTGGCGAGGGTCGATACTGCTGCGCACAATTTCTTAATTTTGTTGATGAACGGACAACTAAATGATTCTAATTGATTATTCTCAAGTGGCTTTGTCAGCTATTCTTACATTCCAACGTGAATTAAAGGGTACTGAATCAGAGGTGAAGAATCTTATTCGCCATGTTACTCTTTCTACTCTTAAATCATACAAGAAAAAGTATGGAAAAGAATATGGAGAACTGGTTATTGCCTGCGATGGACGTAGTTACTGGCGCAAGGAAATCTTCGAACATTACAAGGCATCTCGTAAAAAGATGCGTGAAAGTTCGGACTTGGATTGGAAACTAATCTTTGATACGCTATCAGAGATGCGTGACGATATCTCGAAACACTTTCCATACAAGGTTATTCATTTGAATCGTGCAGAAGCAGATGATGTTATTGCTGTTATGACAGAGTGGTGCCAGACAAACAATCTTGTTCGAGAAGGATTGGTCGAAGAAGCGCAACCTGTTTTGATTCTTTCTTCTGATAAAGACTTTAAACAATTACAACTCGCACCATTCTCTTCTGGTAATGTGCGCCAATGGTCACCTATGCAGAAGAAGTATGTGACTGCATCAAAGCAAGAGATTATCGACTTCACTATTGAACATATCGCTAAAGGTGATACAGGTGATGGCATTCCCAATGTTTTATCGAAAGATGATGTGTTTGTGGTAGGCGAACGACAGAAACCTGTCAGCGCCAAACGACTGGCTGAGTTTATCGAAAAGGGTAAAGACGCATGTCGCACTGATGAAGAAAGACGTAACTGGGATCGTAATGCTAGGTTGGTTGCGTTCGATAATATCCCAGAAGATGTTAAGAAAGATATTGTTGACACATACCTAAATACTAAACCCACAGGTGATAAGATGTCGATTATGAATTATTTGATCGAACATCGTTGCCGTTTACTCTTGGATGAGATTGAGGAATTTTGATGAGAAAATATGTAACACAGGTATTCGAGGATATTAACTCGAATCCAAAGTTGATGGAACAGTATGCTAAAGACCCAATGTATAATGTGATGGTTAAAACCATCTGTGAATATGCATTCGACCCAGCAAAGAAATGGAATCTACCAGAAGGTGAACCACCATACAAAGTTGCTGCAGAACCAATGGGTATGACTCCCACTAATCTTTATGGTGAACTACGCAGACTATATGTCTTCACTCGTGCGGATCTCAAGCCAGTCAAACGTGAACAATTGTTTATCTCGTTACTCGAGGGCGTACATCCCGATGAAGCTAAACTTCTATGTGCTGTGAAAGACCAGACACTAAACAAATTGTACCCAAAGATTACACGAAAGTTGGTCACAGATGCTGGTATTATTCCACCAGTCGAAAAGAAAGCCAAAGAAAGTGCAACATCTTGAGGACGAAGACAGAGACTTCCTTCACTTCCTATTGAGTCTTGAACAAGACGAATTTAAGATGATGTTAAACGCCATGAGTGACGAAGATGCCATGCGTGTATTGATAATGATTCAACAGGCAAAAGACGAACTGTTCGATGATTGGATGGAAGAAAATGGAACTCCAGAAGCAGATGAGATAATGAAAAGAGTTATGTAATGTTGATACCATTTGGTGTGAAGATATATCAATCTAAGATATCTGATGAATATTTTAATCATCTTACGACTCAGTATGAGAAAAACTTAGACTCATACAAACAGGTTCCAATCAATGCTAATTACTGGCATGGTAGTAATAGAGAGTTCATGACTAATGCTGATGAAGAAATTATTCGACATGGTCATGCATATCTCCAAGAACTTGGTCTTAAACGAAATTTAAAACACCACAATCAGTGGGTCAATAGCCAAGCGCACGATGGATTTCTTGGGATACATGACCACTTCGGTAACATTTCATATGTGGTTTATCTGAAAGTTCCAGATACTAGCAAGAATTACCAAAATGCTAAAGAATCAGCCATGCCATATGCTGAGGGTATGATTAGTTTTCTTTTTGGTCATCAGACTTCTTTATCTTCTGATATCATTCATTTCTTGCCAGAAGAGAAGACTATATTCATGTTCCCAGCAGAACTAAAACATTATGTATATCCTTTTAGAGATAAAGAACAAGAACGAGTTTCTATCAGTGGAAATTTATTATTCGTATGATATTTAATTTTAAACCTAACAAAATCGTAGTAGATTGCTTTACGCCTTTCAAGTCTGTTTATGATCTTTATAAGATTCGTAAAGCTATTTCATACTTTCCAGAAGACATCAAGTCAATGGATCGTTATGCAACTGTAACAAATCAGCAAACCAATATCACTCAAAAAGTCTCAACTATAAAGGGATGTAATGGATTGGTTGATATTTACAAAATGGGTTTTATCATTCCATTCTGGACTGATGCTGTATTTCAACCAAAATCTCATTCTGAGGGAAAGTCTGCCTTAGGGCTAATGCCTAGAGATTTCAATTTCGATACGCACCCACCTATCCAATATCAGAATTTATTTGATGGTTGGCTGCACGCAAAACTGCACAGTCCATGGAAGATAAAAGAAAAAACTGGTGTGCAATTTTCTTGGAATGGTGCTCTTTGGAATACACATAAGCATGCAAAAAACTTTTTGGTTGTTCCAGGTGGTCTTTGGTTCGACACACAAACTACCTCACATGTTAATGTATTCATCAATAGAGATGTCGAGAGGTTTGAACTAAATGGAGGTACTCCCCTAGTTCATGTTATTCCACTCTCTGATAAGGAAGTAGAAGTTAAATGTCATTTTGTTTCCGTTGAGGAATATCTTAAAGTAGATCCAATTCCAGAAGAATTTAATGGAATGTCTCTCAATAGATGGGGTAAGTACTATAGAGATTTGAAGAAATCAAAAGATCTGGACAAAGCAGAAGCTAAATGTCCATTTGGGTTTGGAAGAAAATGAAACAAAAATGGATTGATGCATTTATGGATACAGCCGAGCGTTTTGCTCAGCTTAGTTCAGCTAAACGATTAAAGGTTGGTTCGGTTATCGTTAAAGATAATCGCATCATAAGTATTGGTTATAACGGCACACCTGCAGGATGGGACAACAATTGTGAGGAGATTGTTTATCGTATCGCAGAGGAACCGACAACAAAAACTTTACCTGAGGTAATTCATGCTGAAGCTAATGCGATCTCTAAGCTGGCAAGATCGAGTGAATCTGGTCTTGGTTCTTCTATGTTTATTACTCATGCTCCATGCGTGGATTGCGCCAAGTTAATTTACGGCGCAGGTATTAAACATGTGTATTATCGTAACTCATATCGCAACGAGGACGGATTGAATTTTTTAGTTAAATGTAATATTGAGACGGAGAAAGTATGAAATCATTTCTAGCTATGTTGTTGTTGTTCTGTGGCTCAGCATTCGCCACAGAAACTATTAAAATTTATTCTCCCTATAGTCCAACACATTCTGGAACACCAGCAATGTATAAGATTATAGAGACAGCAAATAAAAATCAAAACATTTACAATTTTGTTTTAGAGTTTAAGCCTGGAGGCAACCAGATCATCGCTCTAAAGTCAATGGATTCTAATAGTCTGGGTATCATCGCACCTGCGTTTGTTGAGAATGTGGCGACTGGTAAAATCAAAGAATCAGACTATGTACCAATACATGCTTTGGGAGACGCATGCTGGGCTGTTATCACTAATGGTCCAATCAACGCTAATAAAGAATTGACAGTCGGAGGCGTTGGTTTTGGTAATGCTGCTCATCTGACATCACTGGCTCTCGGTGAGAAGTATAAATTTAGCGTAAAGTACATTGTGTTTAAGTCAAACAACGATGCTCTAGTGAATATGGCAGGTAATAATGGTATCTTCATGGTTATTGATAGATACGAAGCCTATGAATCTATGAAGACGAAGAATGAAAATCTTCAAGTCTTCGCTGTTTCTTGTCCAACTCGATTACCAGCTGCGCCGAAGGTCAAGACATTGAAAGAGATGGGCATTGATGCTCCTTATGTTTTTAATATCACTGTAGCACCAAAGTCTATGGATGAAACTAGACGTAAGGTCATTTCCATTATTTTAAATAACGCTCAGAATGAAATTGGAGCAGATGAAATCTTTAAGCTATCTGGTATGAAAGTGCCTTCTATTTCAGCAGAGCAATTTTATACAAATTCAGTCACAACAGTTAGAAATTTACAAAACAAATATAGAAAACAAATTGAGGAATCGAAATGACATTAGAACAAATGGTAGTAGCAACTATAGTTTGGGTAGTGTTAATTGGAGTTTGTTATGCGCATAGCAATTTCAATAAGATTATTGACTGCTACAAAATGTGGTTGACGAAAGAGTATTGGACAGACTATAATCGTGTAGAATTTGCTAGTTGGGCTGCGAAGGCTTTAATTATTGTACCTGGACTTATCTTTGGTATACAAATTTGGTGGTTATATTTCTTTACATTAGCAACTAGCCTAACACTCATTTGGGCAAGCAACAAAAAGCTACTACCAACACTAGTGGCTTTTAATAGTCTTTGGGTATGGATTAGTTGTATGGTTTTGGCGCAACATTTGATTAAGTGATGAATCCTATATTAAAAGGATGGGTTTGGAACATACCATTTTACCCATGTATCAACGGAAACTGTAGAATATTGAAAGACATATTCTGGTATGACTCATCTAATGAAGATGAGTTTACCAAGTACACTGATGCGTATGAAATCCTTGTTCCAGAATCTTTAATCATGGCTAGTCCATACTCGATAAAATACATACACGATAACAAAGAACGCATTATTAAAAATAAAGAGTATGTTATTGTAACAGACCACAATGGTAGATGGGGATTGCGAGATAACATACTCCCAGTGAGATTAAGGTTGGGACAATGATTCGCACTTGCAGTATTCATAGATTATGGGAAGATAGGATTATTGATTCTCCTAAACTAGATCCATTTAAGTCAGAACATTTTGATAGAGTTTTACCGATTTATCAGAAGTTGAATCTTGAGCAGTGGGATATAAATGGTAGTTCTAAACTTCACCAAGGGAACATGGATATGTTCCAAGATAGAACTAAAACACTACCACACTATCTTAAGATGGCAGAATATGAACCATTACCAGAGTATGATTCATCTTTCACCAAGCCATTTAAACAAATCTGTATCGAAACTGCTCAGAAATTAGTCGCTACTGGAAAGAAGATAAACATATCTTGGTCTGGTGGTTTGGATAGCACAACTGCATTATTTGCTTTGATGGAAGTTGCTGATCCGAAACAATTAAAGGTATTTTGTAACTTTAGTTCAATTGTCGAGTCTGGAAACATGCTAGAAAAGCATATAGTTCCAAGAGGCATAGACGCTCACATATCATTACCATTGGTGACACCACTGTTTGAGGATGGGTTGGTTGTGAGTGGTTATCTTGGTGACCAGTTGTATGGTAGATACTTCACGCTGAAGCCAGAAGAATTTACCATGGCTTGGGAAGACTACATAAGTAAAGAACAGGTAGAATTGATAGGCTCCATGCTAGAAAAATGGCCAGGACCACCTGTTAAAACTATTCCAGAGTATCTTTCTTTTATAGAATTGAATGGGAAGTGGCAAATGGGTAAAGTGAATCGTCAGCGTGCACTTCCAGGTGCTGATAGATTCATAGCATTTTACGACAATGTTGACTTCCAGAAATGGTCTATTGGTAGGTATGAGGAAAAGTTTCTAACACCTGATCCTAAAACTTACAAGTGGTCTTCTAAAAAATTCTTAAAAGATTGCGGTTTAGATTTTTATGCTGCTAACAAAGTAGTTCAGACATCACATTATCACATCGTTGACCATGAGTGGGTCATGGATTTAACAGATGGCACTTCATTATACAGGGAAAATTTTTTATGAGAAAACTTATTATTAGTCTTTTGATGTTGCCAGTACTGGCATTCGCTTGGCAACCAGATCCAAAACAGACAATTACTGTACTCTTACCGACGAGTCCAGGTTCTGGTGGTGAAATCACGGCTAGACTTATCACTAAACATATCGAGAAACAGGGTATTGCTAATTTCTCTATCGAACATAAAGCAGGTGCAGATGGAAACATCATGCTAAAGGAATTGCTCGAATCTAAACCAGATGGATATACAGTTGGTATCCCTTCATGCGTTAGTGGTTTCTTGTTCTCTGATTCGCACTTCACTAATTTGATCAAGAGAAGCCCATTAGACTTATCGATGGTAACTAACATTGGAAAGAGTCCGATGGCTTTCGTTGCACATAAGGACAGCAAGATTAACAATATGCAGCAGCTTATCGCAGAAGTTAAAACTGGTAAGGATATCAATTTCGCTGTGGGTGGTTCTGCTCACTACCTAACTTTCGAATATTTCACACAAAACCTCAAGGTAGATAAGACTAAGGTTATTCCAGTGGTGTTCAAAGGTCCAGTTCCTGCTGTAATGAGTGTCGCACAGTATGATGGTAAAACTGGGACTGAGTATGGTATCATGCCTATTGCTCCTGCGTTACCTTTAATCCAATCTGGTAAGGTTAAGCTACTAGCTTTAGCTGGAGAACGAAGACTAAAGGGATTACCAGATAATGTCTCCTTAGCTAAGGACTTCGTTCCAGGTCTAAATGTATATGGATGCTGGAATTTCGTTCTACCACCGAATACACCTACAGAGATCGTAGAGTGGTATACTAAGCATGTTATTGAAGCCCTAAACACAGCAGAATATAAGAAGTTTATGGAAGAAAACTACATCTTCTTGGACAAAAAGTCCGTTGGTCCAGAGAACATTTTGAAGGAAATGGTCGAACTAAGAAGGACTTGGAAGCCATATGTAGAGTCTCTACCCAAACCAAACTGATTATAAATAAGAATACGAATCCCAGCGTTGAGTGACCCAGCGATTAATTCTAACATTAAATCACAGGAACCCATTATGAAATCAGCAAAAGAATTTGTCCAAGATCTCGTTTCCGCAAACGAAGCACTTTTCGAAGCTAGCCGTATTCAGGTTAAAGCATACTTCGATTCCAACCCAAGCAAAGAAGAACTAGTAGACCACTTTAAGGGTCGTATGGTGAATGAGCGTGCAAACCTCATTGAAATTAGCAAGAAAGTTGCCGAAAGCTCAGCTTCTGCAGACCTAACAGAACTACAACTATTGTCTAAGCAAGCATTAGACGAAGCTGTTCACTTTAGACTTGTTAAAGAAGTTATCGAACATATCACTGGCGAACAGTGTGATGTTGAAGCTGCATGCGCAGAGTGGGAAACACGTATGACTAACAAAGGTGCATCATTGTTAGAGAAGTACAATGCTCAAGAAGACGAACTAGCATTGGCACTATATCAGACAATCGCTGAAGGTCGTGCAGAGGTTGTATGGACACAAATGTCTGAGTCTATCGAAGACGAATTTATTGCTGGTCGTTACGCAAAAATTGCTCGTGACGAAGGTTTCCATTCCAACATCGGTAAGTGGAAATTAGAGCAACTAATCAACAGCGAAGAAGATCAAGTTCGTGCAACACAACTTGCTGATCGCATGCGTAAAGACCTATACGCAATCAGCGCAAAAGGAACACGTTTTGTTCCTGCTGCTAAAGATCTGATGGAAAAGACTTACAACTACACTTATGAGCCACTGGCTGCATAATTTGAAACAATTTTTGGTAGAGGTGTGGTGCTTGAGAGAAATCTACAAGCATCCATCTAATACTGGAATAAATTAGTATGGAAAAAGTAAAAGAAGTTTTACAAAAATTCAAACAATGGTCGTTAAACTATGAATCTGATGTAGATTTTATCCTCAGGATGGAATCTGAATATTTAAAAAAGGAAATTGAAAGTGAAAAAACTCGTAATTAGTCTTTTGATGTTGCCAGCACTAGCGTTCGCTCAGTGGCAACCAACTAAACCAATCGAAGCAATCATGGCATGGACACCTGGAAGTGTCAATGAACTTTCTTTTAGAGTTCTTACGAAAGAAGTCGAGAAGAATACTGGTGCTAAATTCGTCATCATCAATCGTCCAGGCGCAGGTGGTGTTATCGGCACAGAAGAGTTGAGTAAGAAACCAGCCGATGGTTACTCTGTTACCAATGTATCTGTTCCAGGAATTGCAGCCATGGACAAAGTCTCTGTGCAAGGTGAAGGGCGTTCATACACAGTTGATAGTTTCGTCTATCCAACACACATCGCTTCTAGCCCATTCGTTGTAGTGGCTAAAGCAGGTGATGCAGTTAAAAATCCAAAACAACTAGTCCAAGCATTGAAGACTGAAAAAGTTACCATCGCTGCAAGTGGTGGTGCTAGATTAGTCTATGAATCAATCGCAGCTTCAGTTAAATTCACTGATGTTGTTCGTGTAGACCACAAAGGACCAATGGATGCACTAAACGATGTCGTTGGTGGATATGTACGATTCGCTATCGTTCCATCAGTCGTGGCTAATCCTCTCTATCGAGATGGAAGACTCCAAGTCGTAGCATTAAGTGGTAACACAGCACTCGCACAAATGGCTGACGCACAGACTATGGATACTGCTATCCCCAACTTCAATGTCTCTGGTATGTGGGCTTTGATGCTCCCTGCAGGAACACCAAAAGAGGTTGTTGAGTGGTACAATAAAGAGTTCACTAAGGCTATGAAATCCGAAGAAGTTAAGGCTATCTTCTATGATAACCTTCTCTTGGAGAATAAGACATTACAAAACCCAGAAGCTATGAAAAACTGGGTAAAAACACGTGAAAAGCAGTGGCAACCACTAGTTGACTCTGTTTTATCTAAAAATAACCAAAAGTGAGCCTATTTCTCTTATAAATAGAATATGAGGTGCGTGTTGCACCTTTTATAACCACTTTAACTTTTACACTTAAAGGAAAACCAAATGACAGCAGTTACTGCAAAACCAGCTAAAGAATTCTTAGATGACCTATGGGAATCTTTCATGCCTCTACACAAAGTGGCTGAGATCCAAACTCGTCAATTCTTCGCAGAGCGTGGCCAAGACAAGAAAGAATTGGAAAACTTTTTCCACATCCGTTTGTCTAACGAACGTATGAACATGATCGAACTTTCTAAGAAAGTTTCTGAACTACCAGCTTTGACTGATCCAGAAGAATGCCGTTTGCTTTCTAAGCAAGCATGGGACGAAGCAGAACACTTCCGCATCGTTTACGAAATTCTAGAGCACCTAACTGGTGAAAAGCCAGACCTAGAAGAAATCTGGAAGACTTACGGTAAAGTAGACGTTCGTATGGGCGCATCTTTGATCCAGAAGTACGAAGCACATGACAACCCAATCATGATGCACTTGTACCAATACATGGCTGAAGGTCGTGCTGCTAAAGTTTGGCAGACAATGGCTGAGTGTGCTGGTGACGAATTCATCCAGAAGCGTTATGACCGTGTTGCACGTGACGAGAAGTTCCACTCTAACATTGGTCGTCTAATGCTAGAAAAGATCGTTACAACTCCAGAAGCACAAGCAGAAGCTATGTCTTATGTTAACGAAATGGTTTGGGACTTGTTCGAATGCTCTTGCACATCTTTGGGTGACTTCAAGACTGCATCTCCAGAAGTTCAAGCAATCATGCTAGAAGCATACGGCGAGCCACATCGTGCATTGTGTGTTGCTTTCAACGGTAAAGAAGCTAACGTAGCTTAATTTCTTTCCTGTCGTTATGAGAATTTTGATTTCACAGAGGGATGTTCGCATCCCTCCTAATAATTTCTTATATGACTGTCTAGAAAGAAGTTGGTACGGCTTTCTAGATGGTCATATTCTTTTTCCAGCTTCCAATATTGGTATTGTTCCTGACATTGAATATGATTGTCTAGTTCTTTCTGGTGGTTCTGATAGTGTTGCCAGAAATGTTACAGAAAATCTCATGTTCAAACATGCACTTGAGAACGGTAAACCAATTTTCGGTGTTTGTCATGGTGCTTTTGCAGTCAATGATCTAACTGGTGGTAAAAATGAAATCATTCCAGAAATGATTCCCAACCACGATCTGACACAGCATGAAGTTACTATGGAGGGGCAACGACATGTTGTCAATAGCTATCATGGGCAGGTTATTAGGACTCTTGGTCCAAATATGGTTCCAATTGCAACTGTTGACGATGGCACTATTGAAGCATTCCAACATGAGACTCTGCCGATTTACGGTGTTGTGTGGCATCCAGAGAGAATGAAGAATCCTGTTCTCCCTACTGTCGTACAAAATTTATTAAAAAATACTTGACTTAAATCCACTTTTGGGGCATAATTCGTTATAAATAGATTACTGGCTGCAGAAAAAGACCCTACGAATTGTAAGGTTATCTGCAGAAAGTACTTGACTTTAACCAACCTTTAAGGCATAATTCTTTCTACTATGAAAATCGTTTGTATATCCAGAATGCATAAACAGCTACCGTTAGTAAACGGCTGGAATAGCACACGCCCATCATTTTATGCCATTGAGGATAGTGGGGGTTTTGGCAAGTAAGACTTAGAATACCATAAGGTTACTTACCAAAACCCTCGAAGATGAAAATCTCGAGGGTTTTTTGTTTTAGGGGTTGACGATAGTGTCAACATGAGATAAGATCTCGCCCTGTTCTTTAAAAATTTGCGTACCAGTTTAATGAGTCACTAGCGAAGGTTCGCTGGTAGCTAGTGACTCTTTTGTTCCCTGATAGTGTAGCGGTAACACAGTTGACTTTGACTCAACTATCACAAGTTCGAATCTTGTTCGGGGTGCCAAACATAAACATACTAGCAGCGTCGCACTGTTAGACAGACTCAGGTTGAATTCCTGATAGTGTGTTTTTGTTTGGTAACAATGTTCATAAGGAGAACGACATGAAAGCTAGCAAAAGCTAGTGTCGCTCAAGATCCCGTATTGGTCTTGGGTTGGCACGTAAAATCAATTTAATTACGACAACCCACTTGTAGCGTTAACGGTAGCGCACTTGACTCTTAATCAATGAGGTGTGAGTTCGAATCTCACCGAGTGGACCAATATGGGGGTATAACTTAACGGCTAAAGTAGCTGGCTTTTAACCAGTTAATCAGAGTTCGATTCTCTGTGCCCCTACCAAGAATTCTTTGGGGAGTCATTAGTTTAGTGGCAAAACCATGGGTTGTGATTCCATTATCACGAGTTCGATTCTCGTATGACTCCCCAAAGAATTTTTGCCGAAGTAGCTCATCAGGTAGAGCAGCAGACTGAAAATCTGTGTGTGGTTGGTTCGAGTCCAATCTTCGGTACCAAATTTATTCCCGATTAGCTCAGAGGTAGAGCAATCGCTTGATAAGCGATAGGCGAGTGGATCGTTACCACTATCGGGAACCAGTTTTAGGAATGTTGCAGCAACACAAAAGCATCAAACTTGTAATTTGAAAAAGCAAAAAAGCATTCCTGTTGTTTATGTCGCATTAGACTTCTGGTGAGGTCATCACCCTTTCAAGGTGACCAGAGGGGATCGTAACCCCTATGCGACTCCAAGTTTTAGGTTAGTTACAGCAAAAATTACACATGCGAATGGTTCGCAATTTGCCTTTTAAGCAAACTTTGTGGGTTCAATTCCCACTGTAAACAAACTAGCCTGTTGTATAATGCCTCTGTAGTTCAACGGATAAGAATACGGTGCTACGAACGCTGAGACGGGAGTTCGATTCTCTCCAGAGGTACCAAGTTATGGAAGCGTGTCCGAGTGGTTTAAGGAACTAGTCTAGAAAACTAGCGAGTCAGCAATGGCTCCGTGAGTTCGAATCTCACCGCTTCCACCAAATATGGAGAGTAATGCAGGTGCGTTGGTGCGCCGACTAGCCTTGAAAACTAGGTTCTCAGAAATGGGATGGGGTTCGACTCCTCTGCTCTCCGCCAATTTTAGGATAGGTTCTGCAAAAACAAAACTAGCTGGTTCGATTCCAGCATTACGCTCCAAAACCTGCGTGATGTGCCACGGTGGCAATCAAACTATCCTGTTGTTTAACTTTAATATGGAGAAAATTATGCCATCAGTATTTTTAACAAGTGACACACACTTTGGTCACGCTGGTGTGTGTAAGTTCTTACGTGAAGACGGATCCAAGTTGAGACCATGGAACAATCCAGATGAAATGGATGAAGCCATGATCAAGATGTGGAACGAAACAGTAAAGCCAACTGACAAGGTCTACCACTTAGGTGATGTTGTCATCAACCGCAGAGCGTTAAAAGTTATGCATAGGTTGAATGGTGATAAAGTATTGATCAAGGGAAACCACGATATCTTTAGGTTGGAAGACTACACTCCGTTCTTCCGAGATATCCGTGGCTACCATGTGATGAATGGATTGATTTTATCTCACATCCCTGTTCATCCAGATCAATTAAGGCGATTTGGTTGCAACGTGCATGGTCACTTACATAGCAACAGAGTTATGTACAAAGACAAGCACATGGGCGAAATCATAGATCCACGGTATTACTCTGTGTGCGTCGAGCAGACAGACTTCAGACCCATCTTGTTTGAGGACGTCTTGAAGAAAATTCAAGAGCAGGGTGGTACTGTGGGTTTCGCCAATGGTAACAAATAGTGAGTGGGCAGGATGGTAATGCAGCAGATTGCTAATCTGTCGTTGTAGTGATACGGCGAGTGGGTTCGATTCCCACACTCACTGCCAGTTGTGTGTCGACACTGATCTCGGTGCTTCCGTTCTCCCGAGTTAGAATAGTTGGATAGGTGTAGCCCATAGGGGGAGTTTACCTACTGACAAGACGGAGCCATATTTTGCCGATGTGATGGAATTGGTATACGTGCCTGACTCAAAATCAGGATTCTGCGAGTTCGAGTCTCGCCATCGGCACCAAGATGTCGGGCTGATAGCTTAATGGTAAAGCAGCCGACTCATAATCGGTCGAGTCTGAGTTCAATTCTCAGTCAGCCCACCATTGACTTGTAATAGTTAATGATGTATAATAACTGTTCTGCGGATGTGATGGAATTGGTATACGTATCGGACTTAAAATCCGAGTTCTGTGGGTTCGAGTCCCACCATCCGCACCAAGTTTTTGTCGCTGTGGTCTAACGGATAAGGCAACACTCTTCTAAAGTGTCCGATGGGGGTTCGAGTCCCTCCAGCGACGCCAGATTATGTAGGTGGAGCCAGTTGGATGGGCACTGGATTGCAAACCCATGGAAGCAAGTTCGATTCTTGTCACCTACTCCAGATACTTGTTGACTTACAAGTATGTTTAGTGTATAATTGAGTCTCTTTAGTTAGTTCTAAAAGTCCTCTCTAAGTCTACGGTAAATACGGAGCCTGAGGCATTTAAGACTGGTTTGGTGGTTTTACCAGATGTATATCAAAAACCACCACCTTTGCTCGGTTCGTCTATCGGTCTAGGACACCAGCCTTTCACGTTGGTAAGATGGGTTCGATTCCCATACCGAGTACCATTTGTTAGTGTTATTATGGAAAATTCCAGTGATCGCTGGACAGTGAATCCGCTCTGCGTGGTTAGGTGCACTAGACTACGTATCGGTTGATGAAAGTGAATATCCCTCGGACGCTTGGGAGATAAGCTGATTCGTTAAAAACAAACAGTAGTACGGTGAAGGCTACTCATAACATAGTAACACTAACTAATGGTAATTATGGAGCAATTGATGCTATGGCGTGTGCATCGGCGGACTGTAAATCCGTCCCCTCGTGGTAAACATTCTTGGTTCGACTCCAAGTTGCTCCACCACTTTCCGTTTCCAGCTACGTGAAGACTGGCGTATTGTTAACGATAGAGACACGGTGTCCAGAAGACCGTAAGCGCAGACGTAAGCAGAATCTGGTATGATGATCCACACATAGGAATATGCAAAGGTGGCGACAGGGTTGTAAACTCAGTTTGGGGCGACATGAAAAACGTAGCCAAACATCTTACACATGACAATTCGTTGTAGATGTTGTGAAAGCAAGAGCCTCGAAATTCTTGTGAGTCTGGTCTAATTAGCCAATAAAGACAAGTAACAACTATTACTACGTACCACTAACCGAGCAGCTGCTTAATCGAATCGGTAAAATGGTCACGAATGAGGGTGGCGTGACGAATGAGTTGTCAGTTGTAAGATGAATTTGGTCTTAAAGTGTTCATGGACGCACGCAGCACTGTCACTGCTGAAGAGTGGGGATCGTTACCCCCTAAGACCGCCAATTATGCATCGTTAGCTCAGCGGTAGAGCTGCGCCCTTACAAGGCGAAGGTCGGGAGTTCAATCCTCTCACGATGCACCAATTTTATAGCGGGAAGGTCAAGTTGACCCGAACAGTCTCATAAGCTGTATCGAGGGTGGAGCGTTACCACCTCCCGCATCCAAGTTTTAGGATTCTTTCAGCAATTAAAAACTTTACTGGAAATAAAGCAAAGCGAATCCTGTTGTATGTTAGCCCCTGTAGTTAAATGGTAGAACATCGGTTTTGTAATCCGAGGACGGGAGTTCGATTCTCTCTAGGGGCACCATGGTAATGTAGCATAATGGTAGTGCAGCACCTTCATACGGTGTCCAGTGAGAGTTCGACTCCCTCCATTACCACCAAAGAATTATCCGAGTATAGCGCAGTCTGGTAGCGCATCTGGTTTGGGACCAGAGGGTCGCAGGTTCGAATCCTGCTACTCGGACCACTAAATAAAATTACGCCCCGATGACGGAATTGGTATACGTGTTGGTCTTAGAAGCCAAATTTTGAGAGTTCGAGTCTCTCTTGGGGCACCAAGTTTTTGGTAAGGAAAGTAAAAGGAGCATGGGCAAGCAAACGCACTCTAAAGCGTAAGCCAGATACCGCACCTGCCAAAATTAGTTTATTCCGAAGTAGCACAGCGGTAGTGCAGTTGACTGTTAATCAATTGGTCGTAGGTTCGATCCCTGCCTTCGGAGCCATATTTTTGAGGATACTATGAAAGGTAATTCTAGACACACAAGAGTGCATAAGAGAACATGCCAAAATGGCAGTAAGTCTAGCACTCTTAACAAAGCGAGAAAGACTCGCAAAAAGTATAGAGGACAAGGAAGATGAGTGACGGAGGTAAAGGTTCTGCTCCAAGACCATTCTCAGTTGATCAACAGACGTTTGAAAACAATTGGGAAGCTATTTTCGGTAAGAAACCGAATGGTGGTATGAGCACAGAAGAAGCTGAAGCACTTGGTACTTATCAGTCCGAAGAAAAACTGGGGGATTAGTCTAATTGGGAAAACACTAGCCTTGCACGCTTGAGTCAGCGGTTCGAATCCGCTATCCTCCACCAATTACAAAACATTATGGATTTGAAACTACACGAAGATTATGTCTATACGAGAAAGTTAAATCTCGATCTAAACGAACAGAGATTTTCAGCTAACATGATGTATAATTATGTTAAAGAAAATTTCGCAGACAAAGATCACAGTGGACAAGATACCATGGTTTACGATCTTTATCTGAAGTATAACTA